AATAGATCGACAGTCATGGCATCAATGCGGATAGTTGTTTCTGCTCTGGTTGCTACATAGATCCGAGCAATGTCTAAGACTTGAGCATCTGTCTCTGGGATCATCTCCGTGACAGTAGTGCCATGAGGGAAATACTTAGCCGAAGATGTTGCATCTGTAGCAGTCTGCGCTGTGCCGCCGATGCGTGTCATGCTGGTCTGGTTAACGATGAGCTTGTCATCAAAGGCGTACTTGAGATCCGAGTAAGGAATGCCTGTAGTCTGGTTAAACTCAATAGGTGTAGCCGCTAGAGATCCCACTACGTCGGTGCGATCCTTAAATTCTGCTGTGCCATCTGTGCGAATAAAGAATGCGCCTTGCTCTGCGAACTCTGCTGCCTTGAGAGCTGCTAGGGCTGGACGAGCAGTCCCGGGATCTGCCTGGACTGTCGTCGATCCTGTGTCGGTAATTCTCATGGATGTAGGAAATGCAACTTGATCTAGGATTTTTGTAATTCGAGTGCCAGTTGTCTGGCCAGCAGTTGCGTCTGTGACAGTAGCGACGTTAGCCATCTGAAAAAGTCTGAATGCATCGGAGCAGACTAGATCGACGTATCCAATCTCCTGCCCTGTTGGATAGTAATACTTATATGAATCGACATAGCCTGAGAATAAGAAGTGCTGAGTAGTTGCAGTAGTCGCAGCTATGCGAACTTTACGAAGTGGAGTTAGGTAGCCAAAATAAGGACTGGATGTATTTTGAGGGTTGAAGTATGAGTCAGGATCTAAGACTCGGACTGTGCAGTTGCCAGCCTCGTAAGTGTCTCGCATGATGTTACGGCCACGACTGATCTTGATAGAGCGAGTAACATCGCTAAGATCGACTACTGGATCAGGGACTTCGCTCGATGCGAACTGAGAGACTCCAATTACGCCATACTTAGCATCGCCGACAGTAAAGGGATACCCGAAAGTAGCACCTTGGCTAAAGTCGAATGATACCGAGATGGTTGCAGGAAGTGTCATGCGATCGCTACAGCGCCCTTGTTGCCTGATCGATTGATGCCAACAAAAGATCCTGATAAAGATTCATTAGTCTGTGAGTTAGTAATTATTGCGGCGAGGTCTTCTTCGCCGACTTTAACTGAGACATAAACATCGCCCCCCTCCGCCGCCGCTTGAGCAGCGTCTGCTTTTCTTTGTGATTCTGCTGCCGCAATTAGGGCATCAATTAATTCTTGAGTGGCATCGGTCATCCCAGTCCCGATTGTTTCTGGAGCCTTGATAATAGTTTCCGCGCTGACTCCTAAACTAGCTGCTGTGTAAGCTAATAAATCGGCAGGGATCTTCCAATCCTCATAAGGATTAGGTGCTTTAGGAGTAGCAAGCAAGGCAAGACGCAGTTGCTCATTGCGCTTAATAGCAGCATCTAGTTGATCAGATAACTGTGTCGCTAGGCTGGCATTGCCTTCAAGAATGGCCTTCTGCAATAGCAAAGAGATGCGATCGGTTTCGCTAATCTTTCCCTTGAGTGCTGCCTCAAAACCAATAGCGTCTAGGTTAAGAGTCTTTGAGGCCTTATCTAAGGCAAGTTTCTTCTTCTGTTCTGCAAGGGATTTAGTCTGAGTCTTTGCTAATTCTTTAGATCGTTTAATTGCATCTGTTTCTGCTTTTTTGCGAGCTGCATCATTTGTGGCGCTAGAGTAAATGCCAACAGGCATAGATCCTAGATAGCCCATCTTAATACCCTCGAAAGATGCTCTAAACATCTTTTCTTGGTTATCAATAATGGTTACGACGTTTTTCTCATAATTGTCAAAAGGATTAAGTGAAGCAAGAATGGCTTGGTCGGATGTTAAATAGTAAAGTTTCTTAAATCCGAACACGGCTGTTGCAACCATGCTGGCGATCTTTGTCGCTAGTCCCTCGATCTTGGCAACGAACTCCTGAGGATCTCCAGCTGCAAAGGCTGCCACTAGAGACTCGACTAGAGCGCCGCCGATCTTCTCTGAGGCTTCTCCAACGGCTGTGTTGATTAGCTCAAACTTGCCAGCGTATGTGTCGAGATAAGCAGCATTAGATCCCTTGAATGTAGCAGCGAACTTAGACTGTACGTCGGCAAATTTCATTGTTTTCATTTCGGCCTGAGTCAGTCCTAAGGCATACTTGCGAAGTCCCTTAGTGTTTCCAACGTAAGCCATTGAAAGATCATTTACTACAGTCTCGTAATCCTCGCCAGAACCTCGTGAGATGTCGAGTGCTTGAGTAAGTAATTCTTGAGACTTGGTAACTGATCCAGTAGTCTGCAATAGTTTCTGCATTGCCGGACGCAGTTCATCATCTGTAACGCCAGACATTGCAGAGAGTTCGGCGATGAAACTCTCAATGCGTACAGTCTCAAATCCTAGACCAAGATTCCTAACTGACGTGGCTAAACGGCTGGCTGCCTTCTCGTCTTCCATGAATGCCTTAGCAGCTTCTTTGCCGAACTTAATTACGGCGGCAGTTGATAGACCGATACCTACTGCGCCTGCTAACTTCTTAAAAGACTTCGAGAGTTTCTTGACATCTTTGTCGGTATCTCCCAAGGCTTTCTTGCCTTTGTTTTCGACAATTATGGGGATTCTTAATTCAGCCATTAGTTGCCACTTTCATTGAACTTAGCGGCAGCCTTTTCAAGCGCCTTAATGACTCCAGCCTTAGCCTTGCCTTCATCCTGTTTGTAAGCCTTAAATAATGCTCGGCCTGACATCTTGCCGCTGCCAGACATAGAGCCTGGCAACACGGACACGAACTTACCGCTGGACTTACGGCCAGCCCAATCATAAATTACTGCCGCTGCTCGCTTACTGTGAATCGAGACAGTCGCTGACCATCCTTGAGCATTAGGTTTTGTTGGCGTTAATTTATAGCCAACACCTCGACGCGCTTCTCCTGCATCATACATTGGGAATGTGGCCGTCTTGACTTCATGCTTGACAAATCCAGATGGCATCTGATCATTTGATGGCAAGAATCCTTTGGCCTTTTTTACCAGTGGCTTTAAGAACCCGACCATTTCATCGCGTGTTGCTTTGTCCAGATCAGGAGAAAACTTCTTAAGGGCTTTGCGAAGCTCGTTAGCGCCTTTTAACTCTGTAGGCATCGCTCTGCTCCTTTGCTCTATCTTTCAACGCTTTCAGTAACATCTGAAGCATTGTCGAATCTAAATCAATTAAGTATTGTGGAGGGATAGCCGTCTCAATGCTCAAGCGAGCGATGAGATAGTGGATGCTATCCCGTCCGATTAAACCAAAGGGTCAGACTCCGCAACCTCGACACTCCTTAAAGTATCGAGAAAGTCTGGCCCAAATGGCTTGACTGTGACTCCACTTAGTCGAAGGCCTTCATGGAATAATGCATAGACATGTTCTTGCTTTTCATCTTCGCGAAACGCACGATGAAACCCTTTTTTAGCGTACAGCTCGAACCAGACTTCTAGTCGAGGTGTGACCTCGATGTGATGAACTAATCCGTCTGTCATTGTGCCTATTAATTTTGCCATGCTGTGCCCCTTTGTTTAGTGTTTTAGAATGTGCCTGTAGTGGCAACTACTGTAGTGCCTGAGACGTTAAATGTCAGGCTCTGCATTGCGATGTCAGAGACAGCGCCATTAACATCAGTAGTTGAGTTGATTAAACAAGTCATAGTATAGAGTGGGTTCGTCGCAGATACTGCGGTTCCCTTTTCCTGTAGTAGGACTACTGTGACGTTTGTCCCCCATGCAGCTTGCAAGGTCTGTAGGACGTTCGATGTTGCTGTGTCATTGAGAAAGTCGATTGTGACAGATGATGCTTCAAGGCCTTTAACGAACTTGTGTCCGCCATCGCCCATCGCTGTTACTTCGAGCTCGTCAAAAGTGCGGTTAAGTGTTACTGCTGTAACGTGGTCTGAAAGATCGACTGAATTGATCTTCACGCCGACCTTATTGTTTAGAAATACAGCCATGAGATTATTCCTCGTCTTTCTTAGTAGTTACTGGCTTAGGTGTTGATGGTGCTACCTGCCCGATCTTGATCAGGAAGGCTTCTTGCTCTTTTTCCCACTCGGACATTTTAGCTCCAACTCGTTAGGACTGAGATATTGATATTACAGGTAAGTAGATCACCCGATGCGGCACTGAGTACGGCCGGAGCCGATACATCTGTGACGTTGTAGGTGTATGAAGATGCAGCGAGCAAGCCAAAGACTCGAACGATGTCATCCTCTATTCCGATCAGGTTGCCTTCATTATCGAGCAAGGGAACCATGACGGAAATTACGAAGTTAGCCATAGGCGAGATCGATGCATGCCAGCCGTTAGATGGCGAGATGTAAGGATCTGCTGGCGCTACGATCACACTGTTGGCGATCGGTGTTGCAGGTGGGAATGAGAAGACTGAGTATTTTGTATTATCAGTAAGAGCTGCTGCGATACCTGC